TCTAGGAACACAATTGAAACAGATAAGACAAAATATCTTACGGTTGCTGGCTCATCACGCTTAGAAGACAATATTAATGAAGGTGACCCAGATTTTACCAGAGATGCATCGAGACTGTACATTACAATGCAGTCGGAAGCTGATGTTAATTTTGGGATAACAGAATTAGAGTTAACCAAAGACACACTCCCAGATGGTGACAACAAAAATAAAATTTTGCAGCCAGGTGCTGGAATACCTGGCACCCTAAATAAAAGCTATATTGTTGGAAAATCTGATCATATTCGACTAATTGCCAGAAAACAAGGGGGTGGGGAAGTTGACGGAACAATTTTGATTTTGCGAGAGGGGACCAGTGAAACAGACCTAAACTATATGTATATTTCTAAGGAGGGGACCCATATAGAGGGACCAAAAATAGTTCTAGGAAGAGGACTGGCAGACTTGGCTGCCGCCGGGAATGACCCGACACCAGGCGGCGAGCCCTATATTAGGTGGTCCAAGTATCGTGATACTATTGATAGACTACAGGAAGAGATAAAAGAGATTAAAGACGATTTATTACTCCAACATAACGCAACTTTAGTTGCATTTACTACACTTACTACTATTTTACAGGGTGCTTTCGCTTCCAGTGTTGCCGTACCGTTTGTCCCGGTGCCTTCTTTGGTGCTCGCCTCTAAAGGTCTTCCAGCAGTTGTAACTACGTTGTCGACGCAACTTGGTACTAATACAACATTACTAGATACTGCACAGACCACCGGAAAAGCAGATACAGATGCCAGCGTTGAAAGCTCGGCCTCAACAAAAATATTTGGAGAATAAATTATGAGCGAAGATGCAGACAGAAGAAAAACTAGTCTTCAAAAAAAATACAAACAAGCAATAGATGATATAATTGAAGGCGCAAAAGCTCTAACCGAGGAGAGAAAAAAATTGTCGGCGGAGAGAGAAAAAAATGAATTATCAACAAATAAAAAAAAACCAAAATTGCCTGGGGCACTTGGGCGGCATATTGTTACAATTGTTGACCCTTTGAGCCAGGAAGGAATATTGGAGTCCGGCGCTCAGTTGGAAGCGGAAAAAAAAGCAGAACAACTAAATGCATTTTTAGAAGAAGAAGTTTTTGAGAAAATTACTATTTTAGAAAGTCGAATTCAAGAATTGGAAGACCAGCTCGCCGCTGCCGCTGCTCCTGCCGTCCCCGGAGCAACAGGACTGTAAACCTTACTTGATAATACTTATATAAAATGGCAACGATTAGTTTTAAAAATGTAGGGGTGAGGGCGGATTCAACCCGCAACAATCCCCTTGTCACAAATCGTTCGAAACTTCCCATAGGAATAAAAACACCATTAGAGTTGGTGGGCGGGGCGAATATGTTTTTAACACACGACAACATGGTTGACCAATTGGAAGACAACTTGAGAAATCTTTTATTATCAAATTGGGGAGACAGGCTTGCTCTTTATGATTTTGGTGCTGACTTACAGCCTCTTGTCACTGAGTACAGCAATAAGGACGATTTTGATACAGAAGCTATGGCACGTGTCAATGCAGCAATAACAAAATGGATGCCATTTATTTCTCCGATTGGGTTTGAAAGTTTTCCAGATATCGAGGATAACCAGTTTACCGGGGTTATTCGCATCTTTCTTTCTTACGCAATTCCAAGACTACGTGTTAAAGAAAAATTCTTAGAACTTAATTTGTTCGTGATTTGAGTAAAATATGGTTATCAGTTCAAAAAATAAAATTCTAAAACAAGTTAGAACAAGAAAATATCTCAATAAAGACTTTGATGCGCTCAAGGCTGATTTATTAGAGTACGCTCGTACCAATTTTCCTAACCAAATTAGGGATTTTTCTGAGGCTAGCTTGGGTGGGATGATGCTCGACTTTGCTGCATACACTGGGGATGTTATGTCTTTCTACCTGGACCATCAATTCCACGAATTAAGCATAGACACCGCTGTTGAGGCTGCCAATATTGAACGTATTATTAGAAAAGCCGGTGTTCCTGTCGTGGGTTCATCACCAGCAGTCTTAAATGCCTCCCTTGTTATAGAGGTCCCAGCAACAGGAAATCCGGCAGTTCCGGATCCAGAAGCTCTTCCAATAATCCACGAAAGAACAGTTATTCGGGCACAAAATGGAACAGAATTTGAAGTAACAGAAAATGTAGATTTTAGAGAGGTAGATAACGCTGGAAATCTACTGGCAGAAATTGTTGTCGGAAACAGGGACGCAAATAACAATCCAACTACTTTTATTTTAACCAGAACTACGGTGTGTCTTTCCGGGTTTAGAGATACAGATAGTTTTTCTGTAAATGGATTTCAGGCTTTTAAAAAGTTCACACTAACAAGAGATAATATCACAGAAATAATTCGTGTCACTGATAATTTTGGGAACGAGTATCATGAGGTGGATTTTTTAACCCAGGACACTGTTTTTCGAGCAACTAAAAATATCGCTAATGATGTAAGCTTGGTTCCAGAGACTATCGCACCTATACCAGCTCCATACCGATTTGTCTCAAATACATCATTGCAATCTAGGCTAGTTACACTAACTTTTGGAGGGGGCTCTGCCTCTACTATCGACGACGATATTATTCCTGACCCATCTGAATTTGCTGTGCCTTTATATGGGAAAAAAACATTTTCTAGGTTCACACTTAACCCAGGAAAAATGTTACAAACTACAACTCTTGGCGTTCTTGCACCGAACAGCACTGTCACGGTAGAATACAGATATGGAGGAGGGCTTACTCATAATATTGGTATCAGGCAAATTAGAGGAATTTCAAATCTTGTTATTAGTTTTCCCGAAAACCCACCACCAGGGACCTCGCAGTTTGTTAGGCAGTCAATTGACGCTCAAAACTTTGAGCCTGCGGCTGGCGGAGAAGATGCGCCGACGGTAAACGAACTAAAACAACGTGTACCTGCGGTAAAAGCTTCACAAGGACGAGTTGTAAGCAAAGAAGATATGTTGGCACGAGTATATACTATGCCGGCAAACTTTGGCAGGGTGTTTAGAGCATCTGTACAACCAAACCCTAATAATCCATTATCAGCTCAGTTGTTTATTATTTCCAGAGATCAAGATAAAAAACTTGTCCCTTCTCCGGACACACTAAAAATAAATCTACGGAAATTTTTGAACTCCTACAGATTAATTTCGGATGCGGTTGACATTTTAGATGTGCAAGTTATAAATGCAAAAGTTGAATTTTCTATTGTGGTTGATCCAGACTTTAACTCAAATTTAATTTTGCAAACTGTTATCAGTAGACTAAAAACCTTTTTTAACACTAAGAATTTTGAAATAAACCAACCAATTATAATAGCAGAAATACAAAATATAATATTTAATAACCCTGGCGTTTTAGCGGTAAACAGCATAAATATAAAGAATATTACCGGAACCATAGGAACTTCCAATCCACGTTTGTATTCAGATGTTCAATTCGACGTAGAAGCAAACACAGATAGAGGAATTGTAATTGGTCCCCCTGGTTCTATGTTTGAAATAAGATATCCTGATTTTGATTTATCTGGTACTGCGGTGTGATACTTACTAAGAGATTATAATGTATAGAATACTAAAAGCAGATAAAGACACTTATATACAAAACAAATATATAGGTGCATCTAGGTCTCTTGGATCAAATGTCGGGAATGCAGGTACATTAGATTTGTATAAATTGTACAATGAGACTACTGTTCCTGGAAATACTGGTTCAATTATTGAAATTTCAAGAGCGCTTATTAAGTTTGATTACTCTAAACTTCAAGCACTTACTGGAAGTGTATTGGACTTTGCAACTGGGAGTTTCAATGCAACTATAAAAATGAAGGATGTATACGGGGGCCAGACTGTGCCATCTAATTTCACTCTTGAACTTTTTCCACTGTCAAAATCTTTCGATGAGGGACGGGGACAAGATATAATCTCTTATAGAGACTTAGATGCCTCGAACTGGTTGACTGCATCCCTATCCCCAGTAGTTACATGGTCGCAGCCCGGCGCTGGGTCCACTGGCTCTCTGGGAGAAGATGTGGACGTGGTTGTTAGCGGGAACCTTGGGAGTGGCATAGTTGGGCTAGGCGTCACCCAAAATTTTACTAGGGGGGATGAAGACTTGTCAATGGACGTAACACAGCTTGTTTCAGCAAGCCTTGCGGGAATTCTTCCAAATAATGGATTTAGGATTTCGTTTACAACTTTAGAAGAAGAAGATGGTATAACACGTTTTGTAAAAAGATTTGGGACTAGGCATACGTTTAATAAAATTTTACACCCACAATTAGTTATATCGTATGATGATGCAATCCCCGACCCAGGGTATAAACCATTCTTTGATCTATCATCAAGTTTATATACGTACAATATAGCTCGGGGAACACACAGAAATTTTTTCTCTGGCAGTACAGAGGTTGTTGGAACTGGCAGTTTGACAATGGAGCTTATTTCATCAAAAAGCGTAAAATTTATAACGTCTTCATGGAGTGCGTCGCACAGTCAAAGCATTAACCACATCACTCGTAGTATAACATATTTTTCAAGGTCGTTTACTGCCAATCAAACTACCATAGGGACATTGCCTCAAACAGGAATTTACCAGTCTCCATTTAATTTATCCACTATTGAAAATACAGAATTAAATACATTTGTGGGCGGAAGAGAAGAAGTACCGTTTGATGTTTTTTGGAAAAGTCTTGATACTACTGTTACCTATGCAAAAAATACTGTAGTTTTCCGTAAATTTTACGGACATGCAAGCAACGTGATGGAAATAAACCTTGTGGTAAACATTACGAATTTGAAAGATGAATATAACTCCAATGAAGTTCAAAGGTTGCGAGTGTTCGCTTCTGATTACAACCAAGAAGTCCCCGGCTTCAAAGTTCCAATTTCTTTGCAATCGGTCATTATCCCAGACATGAGATGGCAAGTAATTAAAGCTTGGACTAGGGAGGTTGTAATTCCGTGGTCTCCAGCGACGAAAATGTCCACAGATGCTGATGGTATGTATTTTGATTTCTATTTCTCTGACCTTGATATAAACGAGGTGTATGAAATCGAACTTTTGTGCAATACAGGGCTAGGAAGAGACACGACAATCACCAACGAGGGGTTCCGCTTTAAAGTTTCTCCGTGACATTAATAGATATAAAATATATTATTTAGTAAATTTGTGTTTGTCCTACTTATACTAGAAATCAAATGGCAGAAAATAGAAACAATACTAAAAATTTAACTCTAAATAAACCTGGGTTATTTTCTCCTACAGTAGTCAGAGGACTGAGAGAAGGGGCCTCTGGACAAAGTATTGCTTTTTCCACCCAAGATAACCAACTTGTTGACAGTAGCATACTAAATACTGGTAGTTATAAATATTCTGTGGACGGGGAAGGGATGCGCTCTACCCAACAGATAAATATCGACTGGTCTCAATTTGAAAATCATACTTTTTACAATAGTGCGCAAGTGAAAACGAATGTGGCTTTTGAAAAAATATTTAACGAGTTTCCTTTTGATGGTCAAAAAATAGAATTTGAAAATTTCTTTGCGACCTTAACAGGATACGAGAAATATATTTATGATTTATTTCCTAAAAATACCGGGTATATGTTTTTCTCCGGTAGTAAAAACGGCATAGCTAGTGATCCAGGAACATATATCACAGTAAAGGATATAGCTGGCGCAGCATTTCCAAGTGTTTCTACAAAAAAAACTGGCGAAACTAAAATAAACCCTGCTAATGCGTCAATGACAATAGAATTTTGGGCCTACATTCCAACAGAACAAAATTATGGGTCCATAATTTTAGATAAACATACTGATGACGGTACTATTTTATCCCGTCAGGGCTTTTTTATAAATCTTAACTCATCTGTTAGCACCACTACTGCAACTATGTCTTTTAATGTTGTTTCTGGCGCTATTGAAGACAGTGTTTCTGTTTCTGTAAATAAGGGTGAATGGAACCATGTTTCGTGGGTTTGGGATAGAAGCCCCGGTGTTCAACAAGCATTTTGTTATGTGAACCAAACATTACTTGCAAGCTCATCGCAACCTATTGAGTTTGGAACAATTTCCGCACAGACAGCCGATCTTTTAATTGGATCGGGTAGTGCCACTACAGGATTATTTACTCCCACCACAACATTTTCTGGTGCGTTAGATGAACTTCGCATTTGGCACAAAGTTCGTTCCAGCGATGAAAGAAATCTGTATAAGGAAAAAGCTATTTTTGCTCAAGACGGATTACAACTTTATTATAAATTTAATGAACCATCCGGAAGTAATTCCTCTGTAGTCCTTGACTACTCCACTAACTCACTACACGGAAGAATAAACACTTCCGGGTTATTGTTAAATGTCGTCGATTTTCCTGACGCTCAAATAGCTGGACCAAGCCCAATAATATATGAAAAATTAGAAAACTCTCCAATATTATTTCCATCCCATCCAGACTTGTTGACGCTAAGAACCGAGCTTCTACTTTCCGCCTCAAGATACGACTACAAAAATCCAAATCTAATTACTAAACTTATTCCAGCCCATTATTTTATAGAAGGCCAAGAACAAGATGGGCTTTCTACAGAGACTGGAAGCATTACTGAGGTGTTAGAGAGCGGAACAGACCCTCGTTCAGTAGACCTTGGGGCTACACAGGTATTTCTTTTGTTGTTGTATACCTGGGCAAAATTTTTCGATGAAACAAAACTTTATATTCAGACATTAAGTACACTAAACACGGTAGACTATGACGAAACAGATACGGTTCCTGATCAATTCCTTTTACAATATGCAAGAAACGAGGGGATAGAACTTCCTCCTCTATTTGATGGAAGCAGCATTGAACAGTTTATTGAAGCAGAAAATATTCAAAGTGATATAGGTACAAATAGTCTATCCTTGCAAAGTGTTAGAAATCAAATTTGGAGGCGCATCCTTATAAATTTGCAAGACGTTCTACAATCTAAGGGAACAATACACTCTGTAAAATCATTTATCAGGTCGGTTGGTATTGATCCCGATAACAATTTTAGGATTAGGGAATATGGTGGACCGAATAAACTTCCATTATGTTTCTCAAGGGATAGCAGAAACGAAATTTCTACTCTATTAGATTTCGTTTCTGGCGGGCTTGTAACAAGTCCATACCTAGTAGCTGATAGAATAGAGCCAGGATTTCCAGAGCCTGGTCCAGGTATAACAGACAACAATTTATTAACTTCAGGAAGTTGGACTTTTGAAGGGTTATATAAATTTCCTATTTCAAATCCTGGGCCTACATCACAAAGTTTAGTACGATTTGTAACTACAGGCTCCGCACTTGGTGGAGAAGGTCTTGCTGCTAATGTTGTTACTGTGAAAGGCGGGAATACCACCTTGTTTGTTCGAAATGCCACTAGTGTTGGATCCCCAATTTTGCAATTAGCCATTACTGGAGCTGACTTATTCGACAACGATAAATGGTATGTATCATTTGGGAGAAGAAGAAACGACGATGGGTTAAATTCTGTTATTTCTAGTTCATATTTTCTAAGGCTTGCAAAACAAAGTTTTGGTGAAATTGCTGAAACACACTCTACTTCTTCATATTATAATGATTTGTTTGTTGGGGTGAATGGAAGTGCTTGGACTTCGATGGGTCCGTCGGCAAACAGTTCTGGCTCGTTTATAACCGTCGGCTCGCAATCATTAAATACAATTGCCTCCACAATTTATTTAAATGGAAATGACACTAGTTTAACCCCGAAAACAACAGATTTTACTGGAAGAGCCGGACACTTTAGATTTTATTCAAAATATCTTACAGACGCTGAATGGCCGGAGCACGTTAAAAATTACCGTTCTGTAGGTGTTATTGACCCAACCAAAAACTTCAATTTCTCTGTCACGCCGACTGGTTCATTTGAAAGATTACGGCTGGATATTTCCACAGACCAACCTATTACGAATTCAAACGGATCAGGCGAAATCCTTTTAACAGATTTCACACAGAACTCTTTTAACATGAGCGGATCTGGCTTTTTGGTAAGTTCACCAGTGATCCAACCAGAGAGATTTTTCTTTAGTTACCTTTCTCCTAAATTTGACCAGGCAGCAACGACAGAGAAAATTCGTGTTCGTTCATTCCAAAACTTTGAGAATGTACAAAATACACCTTGGTCAGAACTGGCGCCGAGATATAGTATTGCAGGATCAGAACGGCCAACAGATAGCACAAGATTTACAATAGATTACTCAGTTAGCGACGCCCTGGACCAAGACATTATTACACTGTTCTCCAGCCTAGAGGTATATGATAATATTCTTGGAAGTCCGGAATTGATGTATTCTCCAGATTACCCTGATTTAGAAACGCTGCGAGACGTATATTTTAATAAACTAACTGACAAAATGTCTTTGAAAGTATTTTTCGAATTTTATAAATGGTTTGATACCAACCTTGGTTCATTTATATCTCAATTACTCCCAAATAAAACGAAATTTCTAGGCACGAATTTTGTGGTAGAAAGCACACTGCTAGAAAGACCAAAAGTACAATATTTCTCTGAAGACATTTATCTTGGGGACAATCTACGAAGCAGCCTAAAAGATACGATTTTATTAAGAATAATTGCGGGGACTGTAGGAAAATATTAGTAACATAAAATATCCTTGTTATACTAAAACTTCTAAACTACACTAATTGAATATATGACTACTGTTGACGAAAACGAACAATTTGCAGGGAATGAGTTTACTCCTTTCCACGATGGTGATACCCCTCGTACAGAAAAAGCCAGCAATTTACGTATAAACATAACTCAAGGTTATGATACAAGAGCAATCGACAAATTTCGCCAAGGTGTTTCTATAAGGACCAGCAAAGACGTTTATGGTTCAACACAACCAAAAATATGGGCTGGAAATCTAAATCATTATGTGAAAGTAACAACCTATGGGCAAGCAAGAGATTTTACAGAATTTGAAAACGACCCGAAGTTTGAAGAACTTCCAAAATTTAATCCGGCTTGGTATATAACAGCGAGTTCATCATCTATTGTGGGCGGCAATATTGTTCGGATGTCCACCTACCCTTTTCCAATAGTTTTTAACGATGGCCCACAACAGGAAGAAGAAGCTTCAATTGAACCTTTTATAATTCCATTCCGTAAAGCTTATCCTTATGGAAACTATTTTCCAAGGTCTATAAAGGCAAATTTAGAAGACGGAAACAATTTTGATAATCTTGATGGTGGGACTACAAGGATAGAGCAATTTATAGAATATGATATTCCAACTACGCCGAGATTTTTCTTAGATGAGGGCGTTGAATATTTTGGGCCAGCACTTCCAACTGGGGAACTACTAACAACTAGGTACAACCCAATTGCGCTTTACCAGTTTAACGGTAACACCCTGGATAGTAGTGGCAACTCATACGATTTATCACTAGGAACGGGAATTGAACAATATACGCCTGGGCCTGTTCCAGGTACCCAGGCGGTACTTTTTGATAGCCTGACCGCATACAGTTCTTCAATAATTCCAGAACTTCATTTATCAAAATCAATGACAGTGGAGATGGTAATAAATATAGACCCAGTTGTAGGTGGAAATACTAGACTTCTGGCAGTGATGGGTGGAGATTTATCGTCAACAACAGAAAGTGAAAATATTTTATTTTCAATTGGAAACAATGGTAACGATAGTTTTGGAAATGGAAACTTAAAATCTTTTAGATTTGGATATGATAGCGGCTCCGTTGGAGCCGCCGCATCTAATGATACCGGAATAACGGATATAGATTTTAAAAATTGGTTTCATATAGTTCTCACTAGAAATAGCGCCTCGAATTCAACTTTCTATGTCAATGGAACTGTTGTCTCTAACTTTTCACATCCTGGATTTCCCGCTGCGGCTTCCTCTGTGGCTTTTTTACAAGTTGGCGGCGGATATGCTTCGTCAGCGTGGCAGCCTTCGCTAGCTTTCAGCGGATCGCTATCAAGCCTAAAATTATTAGACAGAGAATTGACGCAGGCAGAAGTCATAGAAGAATTTAAATTAGCTCTTCCATACGCTTCTGGAGAAACAAACAGGTTGCTACAAAGTTCTATTGTAATTGATGGTTATACAACTTCCAACCAAAGAAATGTAGTTCCGTTTAACGACATTGGGGATGAGCAGATTGTTGATCAAATAACAAAAATTTCCAGTCCTTATAATGACACATTTAGGAAAGAACTCATAAAACTAAAATTTGGACTTGATGAAGATGTACGTGGGTCATTTGATAGAAAATCTGCGGCGGCGGGAAGTGTTGTTTATGGTAGAGATGCAGCACGTTACGGGACGGACAGTATTGCATATGTCGGTGTTAGTAGAGATTAATGGCTAAAATAAATAAAAAAACAAGAATTAAAGGGTTGCCGGCAAAGCTGCAATTAAATCAAAAAGATGCAGCAACAGGTTCTTATCCTACAAAAATACGAATTGCTAGCGACAATAGAACAGGGAAAAGCCCTCTTCGTTTTGATGACATGGTGACACAAACATTTTCTACAGAAACAGTTTATTATCCCTCTTTAATACCAATTACTTCTGTCGACCTCAACAGCGAGTTAACAAGCTCAATTTCTGCCGGCGCTCTTCCTAGAAAGGGTGTAGAAGACCAATATATAAAGTTTACAGTGTCTGGTGCACAAAATTTACAGCCATTTAGAGATAACGACCAACCAGCAGTTGACGGGAAATCTGCCGGAAACCTGTTTTATGCTACAGGCAGTAGGGCCGAAGATGCGGGGGAGGGGTTTTCTAGTCCGCTTTGGTCAAAGACAAAAATTGAAATACCAATTAATGTTCCTGCGACCGTGGAAATACAAACGTATGTTTCTGGTGCGTATGTAACAGATGGAAATTTACAAACTGTGAAACAGGGAGTAAATTTCCCTATGTCTTATTATAATTTTTCTACAAATTTATGGGAAGGCGTTGGATTAGGTATTCCATATTCCCATCTAACACAAAGTTATAATTTGGGGACGATGGTGCTCCCTGATCCATTTA